GGTCAAATACTATTGTCTGACTAGCCATGTGATACTAACTCCTTAAGTAAAGATTTAATCTCATTAATTTCACTTTTCAAACTAGCAAGATCTTGTTCAATGTTTTCTGTTTTTTCATGCTCTGCATTTTTAGCACTTCGTTGTGCTACATACTTATCATAATCTAAAGAATTGGTATTTATTATAGACCCAGTACGTGGATCTCTTACCAAATCACTATTATCCTTTACCTTGTAATAATCCATATTATGCTAAAGCAATTACCCTAAGATCTTTCATTCTAGGTACATAAACTTGATTACTTGATGTCAAGATAATCTTAATTCTATAAGTACGGAAAGTAGGTAGATCATCAGCAGTAAAGGTATAATCTTTAAACTCTAGATTTGATGTATCAAATCCATAAGTATTGGTCTTAACAATAAACTTATCAGATGTTCCATTATTATCCTGAATAGCAATTACTTCACCTTTATCATTAAGATTACTGAAACCAGGGAAAGGTGTAAAGATTGGATTAAATCCAGGTTTCTCACCAATAGCATAGAATGCTCTAACATCACAGTTCTTATTAATGTGAGCAGCAAGCATCACTTTCAAAGAAGAAGCTGAATTCTCTAATACAATTTCTTTTGAAATATACTGACAAGCAGTAGGATCATTAAACAATGAATTTGCTCTAGAATCTGTAGCATAATTTGAAATAACACTATTAACTCTATTTGAAGTAAGAACCGCACTTATCCTTTGAGCATCAATTACAGGACTTACACGAGAATCAGTAGTACCTAAAAGTAACCTAAGATTCATAGACTTATTACCAGGAAGTGTGGTTAGACTTGCATCAGCGTTAACTTTAGATGCAACCAATCTTGCAGTATTTAAATAATTGGTTTCATTAAGAGAAATAGTTTCAAATCCAACATCAACCCAAGGAATCTCACTACCACTCAAACTTGAAGCAGTCACAGACCTAAGTTCTCCTTGAAGAGATGTTCCACGTACAGACATATTCTGCACTAAAGGAGTAATAAGTTCATAAGGCATATTTTGAGATGCTCTTATATTGTACCCTCCAGTAGTTTTACTTTCATCTATGTACAATCTAGGAAATCCAGTATCAATTGCTCTACTTTGGGTAGCACCTGCACTATCCATTACCTCAGACATATCCAATTTGACACAATATGAATCAAATGTTATAGGATCTGACTTAGTTACATCTGATAAAGCATGAGTCTTGTTGATTCTTGCTAGGTTGACTCCTGCAAGTTCATACTTATGAACAGGAGTTCCTACAGGATAAGAAGCAGGATTAGCTCCTCTAATAATAGTTCCACCAATAGTATTACCATCAACACTAGTGTACTCAATAACCTCTTCACCAATCTTCAAGAATCCAACGTTAGTATCTGCAACTCCAACCTTCTCAAAAGTAGAGAAGTTTGTTCCACTGGCTACCTGAATATTTCCTGTGGATCCTATATCATATGCAGCAGTTAGTTTAGTTGGTTTAACATCAGATTCAACTTCAGAAATGGCAACTTGGTTATCAGTAAAGTACATACCATGATTCTTATGGTTGACTTTAATATGTAAACCGTCAGTTTCAACATCAACAACATTAACTTGAACTCCACCACCATTAATCCAGTTAAGTTCGGTAGAAATACCAGCATTGTTATCAAAGGTCATAGTATAACCAACACCAGTCTGGAAAGTTCCTTGAACATTATCAACGATTAGTTCACTAGTACTTCCTATTCCAGCAACCGTCAATCTAGCATTTGCACCAACATTTTTAAATGGACTGGATCCAAGAGTTGATATACCAAGTACATCACCAATTTGATATCCACTACCACCACTAGTACTTACTGTAATAGTAGCACCCGTAGAAGTAATTGATCCATTATTAATACTAATATCTGCTGTTGCACCATGTCCAGTACCACTAATAGTTACCAGATTTACTCCAGTATAAGTAACAGCTCCACTTGAAGGAGTATATCCAATACCAGGATTGGTAACAGTTAAATTAGTATCTCTAGAAATAGTACCAGCAGAACCAACATATCTGGCAGATGCTAAAGACTCGGATTGAGTAATGTTGTTACCAAATCTTAGGTCTGGATCAGCAATAGCAACATCCAATTCAAGTCTAAGTTTCCTTGAACCAGTATTCAAAGAATTAGGCATCAATTTAGCAATCTGGTTATTACCCTTTGTAAGTTCTGGGTTATAAGTCTCTACAGTTCCATTCTCTAAGAAATCTGCTCTATAGAGTGTAAACTTAAGATCTTCCCATTGACTTGCTTCCCATGTAGAAGCGTTCTGAGACTTGAATAGTGATCCAAGATAGGGTTGGTTAGAAATAAAGGTTTGTGATAAGAGATCATTCTCACCAATACGTGAAATATAAACACTATACTTCGTAGAGTTAGATGCTAAACAGATAGCATATTCCTGTCCCTGTTCACAATAAACAGGTGCTTTAAAGTTAACTGTAGTAGCAACTGATCCATCACTAGAAGTAGTAATATCATTAGGATCTAATACAATTTCTGAGAAAGGAAGGATATGTTGAGTTGGATATCCATTCTTCATAGTTCTCAATTGGAATACACATGGAATATCCATGTCATCCTTAGTTCTGAAGAATACCTCACAACTTGTTAAGAATACACCTGTTGGATCTTCAACCAAGAATGATTGAGCCAACGGGTCATACCATCCAACAATTACATTTTCTTGTACAGTCTCTGAAATTACACTACTACCAACAAATTGAGTTCCAAGATCTCTATTAACATTTCTTTCTTGGAATTCTTGTTTTTGCTCAATTCTAGCATTTCTAACAGAAACAATATTTTCTTGTACTGTTTCTAAAGTACCTGCAGAGGTAAAGGTCTCTTCTGCAATTGTAGAAGCATCATCCTGATCATTATCCTCCTCATTTACAAGAGTGAATACTTTTGTACCAGTATCAAACCTAGGATGATTAACATTATTTGGATTAGGAAGATAGAAACTTCCAGCAACATCTGCTGCTAAGTCAGAAACCAATCTTACATTATCAATAGTTGCTTGTGCTCCACTAGTTTTGCCAATAAGGATCATTCCTTGCTCAACCCAACCAAAGAAATCTCCCTGTGCTTCTTGAGATAAAGAATAAGTATCTACATTAAGAATAGTGGATGTAGAAGCATATTCAGCTGAAAGAGCAGTATTTGAATAAGGATTCTCAGGGTATGTCTTCGTTGGAAGATCATATGGACCTTCTTTATGATTGGACTGTGCAACTCTAAATGTAATGCTTGCTGTAGTTTCAGTATTTTGTACACCAACTCCATTTTGAAGAACTTGTCCAATAACAGTTTCTCCTACAGAGAATGTTCCTGAATTCATTGTGATTTCAAGAAGTTTAGGAACACAGTACTTAGTTACATCTTGACCATCAAAGAATGCGTACATTCTTGTCAATGGTTTCATCCGTTTAGCAACAAATTCAATATTCCTAGATCTCATGTAAGCAATCATATCTCTACTTACAACACGATCACCAACAGATTCATTATCCCATTGTTCAGTAACAATAGTTTGAGCACCTCTTCTAGTAGAAGTACCAGTTTCTATAGTTTGTTGATACCTATCTTCAATGACTCGATCTATTAGATCTCCGTAAATCTTAATATTATCTCCACCAGGTCCAGCACCAATCCAACCTTCTCGTTCTGTACGTGTTCTTGTAGTTTCAATAACTTGGCGACCAGTCCAATTAGTTTCCCATGAATCCCAAACAACAGGACCAAATCCAGTTTGAGGATCTATTCCCTCATTCCTGGCCAAATTATCCATTGTAGCAGCATAGTTTCCTTCAACTTCAATGATCTTAGCGTCAAGTCTTACTGTATCTACCCAAGTATCTGAAGCAGGAGTTAATTCCATACTTCCTTGCCAGAAACTAATTAAGAAAGGAGTTACACTTTCAGATCTTGTAGCAAAAGACTGCTTAATATATTCAACTTCGGAGTAATCTAAGGTTACAACATCATTCTGTTTTCTTACATTAGTTCCTTCAACTGTAATAAAGTTTTTATCAGCAGTATCATCCACATTAACAACAGGACCAAATACTAAGTCAACCGCATTAGTATAATGTCTTGGTCTCATTTCCTTATGTTTTGGATCAATACTATTGTTAATTCCTAGTCGGTCTTCCTGTGGTTGGAAACTACTGAAATTATCTACAAAGAATCCAGACTTAAACCTATTTAAACCATCCCCATCAGGAACGAACATATTTGCTGTATTCGTTTCTAAGAGAGAAAGAGCAGTATAATATTCAAGTTGCTTGATTCTATTCTCAAGTTTCTTGATATCGACCATACGATATCTCTTATGCTCCATAAATTGAAGAGAAGCATCTTCTACATTATAGAGATATGGAGGTAATGTTATCTTTGCAATCTCTATTGCTTCTTCAACATGAATTGGTTGCTCTGGTCTTTCAGCAGGTTGACCATATTTAACCTGGAATCCGCCATCTTTTGTTAGGAATACTCGGTCAATTCTTCCCAAATAGTTTGAGAATGTGAGAATGATTGATTCATCAGATGCTAAAATATTAGCTGCAGAATTCCCCGATGCATCAAATGATCTTCCATAAAATTCCAATGGAGATCTAGCACCTTCAGAGTTAGTAAATGCAGTAACTCTAGGTCTAATATCAATCATATCGGTATTTCTAATACCGTCTGTTTCTTGAATTTGAGTCCCGTAATTAAAACTGTTATATGATTCTACGGTTGTAATATCACCATCATCTGTAGATTCATAATATCCATTAGAGAAGTAAATTTTCAGACTCTTTTTAGGAGTTTCTGCATCATTCTTTCTATTAACAGTACCAAAATCATAAATGGTATCTTCTTGACCCGTATTAAAGGTATAATTAGAACCAATATTAAAACTTGGATCGTCTAAAGTAACAATCTGAGCATTTATCTTAGATTCTTTAGATACAACAGTTTCACCTTGCTTAAATCTATTCTCATTCTTATAGATAAAGACAATTTGAGTAGCAGAGTTTGCGACTTTTTCTGCTACAATAGCAATTGCTTCACTAGTCTGTCCTGTTATTTCTTCACCAATTATATACTCGGAAGTGGTTGTAGAAGGACTAGTAATAGAACCAAGAATTACTTTAGGAGCTGAAGGTGCAGAAGTATCTACTGATTCATAAACTCCATGAATTTCAATAATATCAGGAACATTAAGAGAAATCTTCTTATCCTGAACCCTAGTTCCATATGGATAGTTTCCATATGTTAATCCATCATTTAATGTTGTACTACCAGTACCTGATGCTACATTATCTGATTTATCAATAACAATACTATTAACTCTATTCTCAATCTTTATTTTTGCCTTGGGTTTACTCTTACTTAAAGTTGCAATAAGAGTTGCCTTTTCTGCAACCGCAGCACTATTATTATCCGCTAAGTTATAAGCAATGAAAGTTGTCCCATCAGTAATTACTACTTTATCAGAAGTAAGGACTTCGGTAGAACCATTCTCTCTTACTAAAGAATATCTTTCTTCATCAAATGTCAAGAAAGTTTCATTAGCTCCAGCAGTTGGTGCTGTTGCAACAGTTATTTGATTATTAAGAATTTGAACATCATATGTCTTTCTAATAGTAATAGATGCACTTGTAAGATCAACATCTGATACGTTTCTCTTAGGTAGAGCTGTATACAGAGTATTATCAGATGATTTTTGTAGAGCAGACTGCAATACTTTTAAATCACTTACAGTAATACCATTACCAGTACCATCAGTAGGTAAATCACTTCCAAGAGCAGCATTAACTCCAGTTACAGCAGTAACAGTTGTAACTGTAACATTTTTATTAGTTCCATCAACAGCAGTAATTCTTCCATATACTGGATCTGTAGCATCTCCAGTATACTGAACTAAATTACCAACAGTCGAAAGTCCTACAAGATTTGGATTTGCACTGGTTATAGTAGCAACACCAGCAGCTGCATAAGGAGTAATAGTTGCAACACCAACAGAGAATTTTGTAGAAGGAATTATATCTGCACTAAAGGTGTTAATACCAATAGTACCATCTAATGTACCATAAATTGACTTAGCATCAGAAAGTGTATACTTAGAAATTGACTTAATGGTAGCAGTACCATACTTAGTCATTGCACCTGCTCTATTACCACCTATAAAATTAAGTTTTTCATTGGGAATGAAATTACCTTGAGTTTCATAAGCAGTTATACCTGTTCCAGCACTTACAGCATCCTTAAGGAATCCTGTTGCTCCACTACTTTGTCCCTCAATGTAAGTTGGAACAGTAAGAGTTTGTGCAGCATTAACTGTAATATCAGTAACCATCTGCACATCATAAAGAGAAATATCCCATTCATTGACATCTCCATTAGATGCATCATATGAACCAGATTCTAATGCATAATCATAAACTCTAGCAACACCAATTTCTCCACCATTTGCTTGTTTTTGATCAGATCCTACTCTCTTAGATCTAAGAGTAACCACATAAGTATTTCCAATTCCTACCGTAGGATTTCCATATGCTCTGTTTAATCTTAAAGTTGGACCAGTATTATAAATTACACTTAGATCTTTAGTCTCTTTAGTAGTTCTTGGCTTAGGTACATCTAAGAATGTAGGTGATATTGTCTCTACCTCATATCCTCTTACATATGCTTTACCTGGAGAGAACCTATAAAGTGCTAAATCATCACTGGGTGTATCTCCACCATATGTAAATTGACCTGCTTGAAATACCCCTCTATTCCCTTTATTGTTGTTTAAAGAGTTTAAAACGGTTATGTCAAAAGGTTTAATATAATAATCACCAGACTCGTCATAAGTTCTACGAGCTAACTCATCACCAATTACACTATATTCAGTATTTCTAACTAAACTTTTTAAATTTCCATCTTGAACTGTTGCTAATTCGACAAAATTATTATCATCAAAATCATCTAATGATTTTTTGAATAGTTTTGTAGTAATCTTTAGTCTATCTGCTCCAGGTGCAGAATAGTTATTATATCCCTGAGAATTATCATATAGACTCTCATCTAAATCAGCATTAATTATTTCTTCATCAACAAATAATCCAACTCTATATGATGGAGTATTTGTGTACTGATCGAGTATAAGGGTCTCTGTAGAAACATTAACAAAGTTTCCACGAATAAAATATACCCCATCTTGGATTTGAAATGCTGATCCAGTAGCAGTCG